AAACTCTCTCCTATCAAATAGGATTCTATATTACTTCCATAACCATCGTGTACATATAATCTAACTAATTCAAATACCGCTGTTCTCGGTACTGCTAATGATATCGAAGCGCCTGAGTTCCTACCTATTGGGTCTCCATAACATATAGCCCCAATTAATTTCTCTTCAGGTTCGTCAAAAAAAGAGTGTTCTCTACCCGTTGTGGTAAACAAACCTAAAGCGTGAGTACACTTTGTCCATTGATGTGAATAATGATTCTCAACGATTAGTTTTTTAGCAATCTTCCTATCTATTTCTCTGACAGATAGTTTAGACGTATCTACATATTTTTTATTCACTCTTCCTCATCTAAGTATTCTGATTTTTCGTGTACAACAACTATGCTACCACTCATATCTGATGGATGTTTTTCATAGTCTAATTTCATTTGAATAGCCTCAGCCTCTATCTCAGCTGCTATCTGTTCTAATTCTTTTTGTTGTTCTTTAGTTAACTTTTCCATAGTTAATAATCAAATCCCTCATCTGGATTTGTCGCTTCTTCTTTCCACCATTCAATTTGTTCTGATGAAGCTTTTCTAGCAAAGGCTTCTACATTTAAATTGTGTTCTTTTTTGGTTTTAATTTGCCATAGACTATAAAACTTGTCTTTGTCTTTTATTTGCTTTCTACCCATAAAATAGTGTTCAGCACCGCCAGGTGTAACAGAATCTACTTCATCTATCACCTCATAGCTCTTATTAATAAGAACATATTTCATATCAATCTCCTAATCAAATATTACATAAAAATCACCATATGTGGTTTCTCCTCTCCATTCATCATAAATAGAGTATTGTATTTTCGCTGTATCTCCCTTCATAGTCCTAACAGGAGCCATCATCGTGTTTACTTCTCCATCCTCTCTACTATAGGAAGCACCATTAACTATTGGAACTTCAAAACCACTAAACCAAGTAATGTATGTAGTATCATATCCAACATAAACTAAGTCATCATTTAATCCGTGGTTAGCTATAACATAACCAAAGTCATCTCCTATTATCCAATGATGAGAACTATACCAAGCAAATTTTGTTACATTCATAGGTTCACCATTCCTATAAATGTGTCCACTTATTCTGTGTAAACTTTGCCACTTTGTAGTGTCTAAATTAAAGTGGTAAAACCCGTTAGCGTCTTCAGTTAAATTAGATTCTAACTCAAAATATATAGGTTCAATTTCGTTGGTGTCTTCACACCCAATAAAAAAACTAAATACGGCTAGGGTGATTACTCCAACTATTTTTCTTATCACGTTTGGCATTCTTTACCTCTTCCTTTTTATATGATTTCTTTTGTTTCTTTGGTTTTCTTTTTGGTTTTATTTTATCTTGAAAAGCCTGTTCCTCAAGCTCTTCGTAATAATCATAATTTCCCATTTTATCACTCCTAAATATACAAACAATATTCTTAATTGTCAAGCATTATTTTCCAATCCTTTACAGTATCTAAAAACTCTGTAACAGTATAGGATTTCTTTTTCTCATCTATTATCTTTATACTATCCAATGCTTCTGGTTTTTTCTGTATGATGTAGTTTAATGCCGTAAAACCATTACCAGTGTAAAACTTACCAAAAGACTCCTCTCCTAAGATATTTTCATCCCATAAATCTTCTGGCGTTTTATTATCCATTATTATATAGTACAACATATATATAAATATATACTTACTTTTTTAAAACATAATTTTCTTTTACAAATTTTACGATGTCACCTTTTGGATTCCATCCTAAAACTTCTCTAGCTTTTCTGTCCTCATTCAGAGACTCTCTAACTTCACCTGGACGAGCGTCAATGTGTTCTTTTGGATAGTCTTCACCAAAAGCGTTAGCCACTTCATTTACAGAATAGTTTTTACCATTACCCAACTCAAAAGATTCGCCATTAATCTCAGCCATAAACAATGCTTTTCCACATCTGACTAACCCATCTACGATATCTCCAACATAGGTAAAGTCTCTTCTTTGTTCACCATCACCTGTAATTGTTAGAGGTTCATCATCGAAAAACTTTCTTTGAAAGATACCTAATACATTACAGTAACTTCCCTCATTTGCCTGATGTTCTCCATAGACATTATAAAACCTACATATAGAAGTTGGAACATTAAATACCTTATTATATAACTCTAATAAATGTTCATTTTGCCATTTAGTAAATGTGTAAGGATTAGCATATACATCTCCTTTTACAGAGGAAGAACCAGCATATATTACAGGTGTGTTGTGATGTCTAGCCCAATCCAAAACATTTATTGTAGCCATTGGACCTGATTTAAATGTGTCAATAGGTTTCTTAAACGATGGAACTATTCTTGGTAAAGCAGCTAAATGAAATATTATATCAACAGGTTCTATCTGACAATCACAACTAAATTGGCACTCACAATTATCCCACAACGACCACCATTGGCTATTTGACAAATCTCTGTGATGATATTCACAACCCTTTTGTTCATTACTCTTTTTACCTGTTGTATAATTATCCACCGACACTACTTCGTGACCATCTTTCAACAATCTTTTTATTAAGTTAGTGCCAACAAATCCAGCACCGCCTGTTACTAAGATTCGCATATTATCAACTCCTTTTCGTATGTTTTAAGTGATTTAATTTCAAATTCAAATATATCATATTCCATATTACCAACCTCACCACTATCAGCTAATAACTGAGACATATTAACGATTATTTGAAAGTTTTGTGGTGTTAATTTTTGAGCATCAAATCTTACAACCACATCATTGGTAGCTTCAGTATGGATTGAGTGTAACTTCTTACTTAAATCAAATTTAGTATTTGGTTGTTCTTCTTCAATATATTTATTCACACCAAATCCTTTGTGTCCAACCCAATCACCATACATATCAGAACACCAAGGTTCTAATTCACTTAACATATTATTATCACAATTCTTAACAATAAATCCTATGTCATATTTATGTGGTATTACTGGCTTTAGATATTGGTCGTGATTTACCATATGCCCCCATTTACGAATAAAATTACGAGTTGACCTAAGATTCTGAGCTAACCACTCTGATGATTCTCTACCCTTCATAAATACTTGACCTGCTGGATTTCTCATAGCTCCATCTTTGAATCTACTACCTCTACAAGTCATATGATATACAAACCCTCTCCAAGTCTGTATTGTTTCGTATCCAGCCAATTGAAATCTATTAAAGATATCAGAGTCCTCTTTTGATTGTGGAGCGTACAAAGGATCGTGTCCACCGATAGATTGGAAGTCTTCTTTGTATATAGCCCACGGAGCAAATATCCCCTCTGTTGGTTTCTTAGAGTAGTCCACACCCTCATCCAAAAATGTCATCAAAGATAGTTCATCAAACTCTTCTGGCTCTATACCAAAGTCTTTTAGCATCTTTTCAGGTCCATCTGGATGTAGTGGTGGTTCAATACGAGTAGCAGAAACAACCTTACCTTTTTCTAAATGTTTGAGAACTTCTTCATCCATTTTAGGACAGGCGTACATATCAGCGTGGTAAATCATTACAATATCGTTTGTAGCCATATCTACCAATGTGTCATATAATATGGTATGTCCTAACCTATCAGGTCCTTCATTACGATGTATCTTTATATTACCATCCTTTTCTGCTGTTTTTTGCATCCACTCCCAAGTTCCATCATCAGAGAAATCATCAGCCCAACATATCTCGTGACGATATCCTAAATTCTTTCTGATACTATTGTAAGACCATTTAAGGTACTTTAGATTGTTTCTACTTGGTTGTATAAAACTTATAACTCTGTTATCCATTTGTAAATCTCCAATTTTCTTTCCATTTTTCTTCTGTGTAGTTTTGTTCAAACCTTTTTAATGCTGTCTCACTACACAAATCCCAAAATCTTTGTGACCTTAGTTTTTTAGCTATTTCTTTAGCTCCATCCAAATCACCAATTTCAACTGTAGTTAGTGGATGTAGTATCTGTTGTGTATCTAATCCTTTGTATCCAATACAAGGTATTCCGTGAAATCCACAGTTCATAGCAAATGTGCCAGCTGCGTGTGTTCTCATAAGATGTACACCTATACTGAAACCACCTAATGTGTCTATCCAGTCTCTCCAAGTCATATAAGGTAAATACTCTATGTCCTCAATAGCATCCTCTTGCTTTTGTTTTCTACCCATTGATGGAGCTGACATAGGATATCCTATTTCTCTAGCTACTATGTAAGAATCAAATCCACCATACCAACTGACAAAGTTGCCACCAATAATTACACTATCACTCCAACCAAATTCTCTTCTGTTTATCCCATCAGTAACCATCAAACTTCTCATTACTCTCACATCTTTACATCCTAACCCTAAATAGTAATTGACATCAGACTCATTATGACAGTAGACTATATCAGCTGAAACTAATGTATTATAGTAATGGAACTGCCACTCTACAGCGTAGTCTTGAAAATACCAATGTGGGCCTTCTTGCATTACAGCAACTTTATCACATATCTTTCTAACAGGTTCTAAACTAATATTTGGATTACTTTTAGGTACTATTACAATACCCAAATCAAACTTTTCATTTGGTAGTTGCTTTAAACTACACATCGGAGCATCTAATGCCAGACACCAAGCAAACTCTGTTCTTGCATCTACAAAGTCTCTCGGATACTTTTGATTCAAACCAAATTCAGAAAAGAAAGCTACTTTCATACTAACTCCTAAAAGCCATATTATTGTCATAATCCACCTTTGCTCGTGGATAAAACTTTGGTTCAATGTATCTAAATATATCTTGGTCTTGTGAACCTTTTGGGTAATCTTTAGGATTGGTTTCTAACCAACTATGATACTCACCCATAATAACGCCAGGAGGAACAGCATATTTCATAGCCTCTTCTATCATCTCTTTTATGAAAGATGTTTTTCCTATGTAAACCCCACTATTCAAATATCTTCCTGGCTTATTAATAGTATCCACCCATTGTTTTACATCTGACATACAGCTATAACCATCCGTTGAATGAGTAGACATAAAAAGAGCATCACAATTAAAAGACTTAAATATATCTACAACTTTCTGTGGTTCATCAACCCATATAACATCGATAGCATCTAAACACATAAAGTATTCTGTTGGACAATCCTTTAAATAATTATTCAGCATTTCAAACTTAAATGTATTCCTCCACGGAAGTCTAGCATCTCTGAGAACAACTAAATCCAAACCTAAATACTCCATATTTTTTTCTAAAATAGAAGTATCTTCGTAACCAGCTAAGTGTGGTATTATCCTATCTGACAATGTTCCTTCGTTTCTACAAGTAGCTATCGTCAAATCTTTAGGGTGTTCAAACTTTATAGGACCAGACTCTTTTAACTGTTCAAAAGCTTGTTTGACTAAATGTCTATCGTGTATTATTGGTTGTGTTATAACCACCCTATTTCCTTTAATTGTTTCTGTAAACTTTCTAAATAATTTTCTCCGGCATTAAAGTTTCTGATAAATCCTCTTTCTCCTTCTATACAATATTTACTAACTCTCTTTGTATTAGAGAACCATCTAGTTTTATTAACCAATTCTAAATCACCCACTCCGCTGTAAAGAAAGTCTCTAAAAGTTCCAGCATGCGTATTCCAAGCTTTTATACCATCATAGCCAACACTATCTGTTTTACCAGTTCTTTCTACTATTCCCAAACCACCATCTTCTTTCATATTGAATCTATTATTTGGCAGTAAGTCTATTAACTCTCTTTTGTAAAAACTAAATGAACCTCTCGGTGTGAAAGCTTTTGGTATCTCCTCTGAATATCCGTTATCTAAAAAATACCAATCGTTTTTATTCTTTACCAAATCTACTTTGAATTGGTCTCTACCAACTCTAGTTTCTGTTAGTGGCTTGTATAGATTAGTTTCTTCGCTAACGACATCTGCAAATATCATATCTGATAATATAAAGTTATCGTCGTGTGTAATTAAAATAATATCATACTCTCTGTAGTCATAATGTTCAGCCCATTGATTAAAACACTCCATATCACCAACAGTGTTTTCTTCCAACATAAACTTCCAACCAAAGTCTTCTATTTCTTTTGTAGTGATTGGATATTCATACATCATTTGGTCTAACTCATCTAAAAAACTACCTTCGTTGAAATTTCTAACACCATCTTTTTCTTTGATTGTGTTCTCATCCTCTGGCATTCTGTGAGCAACGCAGTAATAATCTACTTCCCACCCATCAGGTATTATTTGTTGAGACATCCTTTTATAAAAATGTGAACTAAAATGCCAACCAGTAGCTACAACTAATATCTTCATTCAAAATCCATATTGTAAATTTTAGAATTGTAAATTGTAGAAGCAGAATACTTTACATTTTCTGTTAATACTTCGTATCCTATTTTGTCTTTTATGTCATACATATTCTTACCAGCTACTCCGTGTAAGTCTCTTTCTTTAGAACCACCTTCAAAGAAAACAACTGAACCATTTTTTATTTGGTCTTTGACTCCATTGTATAACATCTCCAACTTTTCTCCAGTATTATCTACATCAAAGTATAGAAAGTCAAATTCTTCTGGCTCTTTAATCCACTCAAAAAAATCCATTTTACCCAAAGTAATATAATCAGTAACTCCCCATTCTTTATATGTGTTCTGTGTTTTGGAACTATCTCCCCAATATTCATCAACCCACATATCATAAGATTTTATGTGACCATTTATATTACACTCACTAAGAGCTTTAGCCATAGTTACTGTAGTGAATCCTCTTCCTGGTCCAAACTCTACTATTGTTTTCGGTTCAACAGAAGCTACGAATTTATACAATATCGGCAGCCACTCATATTTTCCGTGATGTGGTATGTTCATTATATATTTTCTTTTACCTTATCAATAACATACTCCAACTGATTGAAGCTTAACCTTTCATTCATAGGTAGACTCACAGTTCTTTTTTCTATCTTTTCTGATTTAGGACAATCAAACTTTTCAGCATTACGATATACTGAATTTTTATGAAGAGCTGAATAATGTATACCACATACTATACCAGCATTTTTCATATTGTCTACGAATTGTTGATTATCTAAAACTTCTATTCTGTACAAATGTTTACTACTATTTTCGTAACCTAATTCTTTATTATAAATATCAACTAAATTTCCTAAACCGCTCATTTTTTTATCAAAGTTTACAAAGTTATTCATAACTATTTTTGCTTGTATGGAACTCATATAAAATTTATAACCAGGAAAAGATATACCTCTTTCCCAATTATTATCAGCGAATGTTGTTCCATTTAGAACAGCCTCTTTCATCCATTTGTATTTTTCATAATCATCGGTAACAATAACTCCACCATCAGCACCACCTAAAGGTTTTGTTGGATAGTGACTAAAAAACATAATATCATTTGGTTCACACTCTTTTCTAAATTGTTGTGATTCTAATTTTTGAGCAGAATCAACAACTTTGTATTCTTTAAATTTATGTAAAATATAAGAGTCACCAACCCAATCTACATCATCACTAAATCTCACTTTATTACCACTTGTTATTATAGCGTTAGCTACCACAGGTGGGATTATGCTCGGAATAGTTATTATGTGAGGCTTATGGTATTCTTCCATCTTCATAATCAGATATATAGCATTTGTGGCACTGTTTACTGCGCAAGCATATTTAGCACCAACATATTCAGCTATCATTTTTTCGTATTCGATTACTATACTATCATGCAGTAAATTACTAAATTCAGATGTATCTATAGTATGATTATTTATGTGAAATAATTGTATCATTTAATTACCACTAAACACAACTCCATATAATTCCAAAAGTTCTACTCCATACTTCATACAACTATCGTGAACTCTATCTTTTAGATTCAGAAACAAATTAACATCATTTCTAACATCTGTGTATAAGTCTTCGCTATCCAACATAATGTGGTATATTTTTTCAGTATCGAATAATTTGTTTAGATTGAGAACCCCTTTCAGAGTTTCTATTTTAGGAACAAAGCTTACGTGTTCAGGCAACATATCACATATCAAATCAACTTCAGCCACCTCTTCTATATTAGATGTTGCAAAGTACTTTATATTATCGTATTTATGTGTAAATGTAATCGCATCTGTCAAAGATAATGATGGAACAGGTGGTTTCGTTCTACCTTTTGGGTAGTCTAAAAACACATCATAGTCTCTATTAACGAACTGTTTCAACTCCCGTAAATCCTTTACGTGAGCCATATTAATTCTTATTACCACATCATCTACCTTTTCAAATTGTGGTAAAGTTAGTAAGTGATTAGATATCAGTATCATATTATTCTCTCCAAATATTTACTTAAAAGTGACAAGACTACAGCAACAATTACATCAGCAATAGGAGGAACGGATGGATATCCAAAGTTCCAAACAATAACTAAAAGTAACCAAATAGAAAATATCTTATAATTCATTTCTTATTTTCGTTGCCGATATCTCTCTTATTTCTTTAGGTGGCACTAACTCATTTAAATCATAGCCAACATCTCTACCATAGTTAACAGATTCAATAGCTGGTATTACTATTACTTTAACATCTTCCGAATCCATTTCTTTGATAAATCTTTTTTCTATTATATCCTTAACTCTGTAAGTTGGAAATGGATTGTTTTCAGGCTCGTGTTCGTGAATATCCATAATAGCTATACAGACTCTTTTACCTTCTTCTAACATTTGTCTGACGCACCATTCGTGACCATCGTGAAATGGTTGAAATCTTCCTATGTAAAATGAATATCTTTTAAAACTCATAATCAAATAACTCTAAATCTTTTCTATAAATATCACAAAACTTTTTCTTAACAGATTTTTTCTTAAACATTTCTTTGTAATTTGGTTTAGCGTCTAAATTAGAAATAGTCATATTAGATGTGCATTCACTAATATTTTCTATTAAATTTTTATTTACGCTTTTTAAATTTTCATACTTTCCTATATAATCTACAAATTGTACACCATTCTCATAGAAAGCGTAGTAGTGTTGTGGAAACCAATGGTCGTTAGTGAAAGAACCATCTTCGTATCTCAGATGACCTACACCTTTATCTAATATAAAAGAATCAAAATCATCAGTTACTTTTCTCTTTCTATTGTAAGCTTTCCAAGCAGCAACAACTCTAGCAAATGGGTTTCTAACAACAGTAAATTTGAAATACTTTTTAGCGTCACCATCTTTTAATTTCTCTAGTATTTCATTTGTATCGTTTGTATCTCTAGATATACTATGAAAGTAAGGTAGGCTAACCTCTTCATAGTTTCTACCAACATATCTTGTTATCATAGTGGAAGCAGTTCTTCCAACCTTAAAGTAAATTACTTTTTGATTCCTGTAAACTAATGTCGTTACATATGGATTGGTTTTAATATGGTTTCTTAATTTAAAAGACATAGTTAAAGTACTCTAAATCTCTTTTGTAAACTCTCTCTACTATTTCTCTAGTTTCATCTGTGTAATAGTCTTTGTAATCTTCTTTCTTTTTTATATCACCGCTCCTTATATGAGAAAGATTCAGATGTGGTATCCCAATCTCCTGACATAAATGTTTCCAATCATAATTTATGTTTTCTACTTTACCAAACCAATCTAAAAATATTTCTCCATCATCAAACTCACTGTAAAACTTTGATGCAAAATAATGTGGATTCCACCAACCGTGCCATCTTTTTAGATTTACATCTTCCAATCTATCTGACATCCAGAGTTCTTCTTTTACGTGTTTATTAAAATCCTTTGAAACTCCGAATCTATAACCATCTCCCCAACAAGATAACACCCTACTAAATGGATTTCTTACAAATGAAAAAATAAAGTAATCATCCCTTATCTCTTCATCTGTAATTTCTTCCAACCACTCAGGTTTTTGTCTTGATTGTTGTCCGTAAAACCAACAGTCTGAACTATGTTTGTTTATATACTGCTCTAAAGTTTTCATTACAGAAGTTCCTGCGCTCCTACCAGGTTTCATATAGATAACCTTTTTTCCGTGAAACCCCATTGGAATAAAATTTATTATGTCTTTGTACTTTTTGAAATGTTTACTTAACTTAGAGTTCATATCTTACTCTTCATCTTATCTGTATTCATAGAACAATCTGTAGCCATATTTACATCAGATATGTCTTTTAAATAAATAGGTTCTATGTCACTATTTTCATTTTTTACGAAGTCGTAAACCGATTGTGATTTACCACCTACATTAATTATACCATTTTGATTTAATAATTTCAAAGTAACCTTTGCTGCATCTTCAATATACATAAGACTTTTTCTCATATCCTTCAAAGCTTTTGGGTGTGGAAATGGTTTTTTATTCATAGCCATTCTTAGTATTAAATGATTATCATACATCTGAACAGCACACTCTCCACCTAATTTAGACCAACCATATTTGGTAAATGGTTTCATAGCATCTGTTTCTTTGTAATTTCCATCGATACCTTCGTAAACATAATCGGTAGAGATATAAACTATCTTTTTCTTATATCTCTCACACATCAAAACAACATTTGAAGTGCCGATTATATTCGTTTTTATACTTAGCTTTGGATTATCTTCGTGTATAACCATTGGTCTCGTTATAGCACCCGCGTGTATAACGATATCAAATTCAGATTGATGTGCGTAAAAGTAACTATCCAAATTCCAATAGTCTCTTACATCAGCTTCTTTTTTAGATGGTGTTAGAAATGATAAGTCTTTTCCTTCTCTAACTAAGTGTTTACAGAACTCACCATCACCACCTGTTATTAATATTTTAGTCATTAAGTTTATAAAGTTCTATACACTCATTTCCTTGTGGCATTTGTGTTCCACTTTCTGATGATGTTAAGTGAAACTCCTCATCAGAAAACACCTTTTCATAGTTCCAATCTGAATGTAAATCTAAATTAATTGGCATATTTCTGACATCTTTTGTTTTACCATCCCAATGGCCTGGCCACCAGACACCTGTTTCTTCGGGAGTATTTTTAAACTCGTTGTTCTCCCACTCCATTCTTTTCAGAGAAAAGTTGTTAGTTAAAACATACTTAACATCTGCTTTCTTCAGAAAACTAATTATCTCTTCTATCTCTGATTGAATACAATGATTTAGTATGTCAAACAGAAGAACTAAATCCCAACCCTTTTGTCTATGAGTAAATGTTCTAGCAAAGTGAAATCTTCTGTTATCTTCTGGATCTGTAATATCACATTGGTATATCTCTAATATGTTTGTTTCTTTATACAAATTCTGAGCAATACACTCAGATGAAACATCTAACCCAGCATATCTTGTTATGTTTCTAAAATCTAATCTAGTAGCCCAATACAAATCTCCACATCCGATATCCATTATTGTTTTAACATCATAGTCTTTTACAATATTATTTATTATCTCTATTCTTCTTTCAGATTGTTTTACAGTTCCTTCACCACTCTTAGAATCAGGATGCCACCAATTTAGATAGTTATCTTTGTAAACTTTATCCCAAAGTTCTTTTGGTGACTCATCAGTATCTTTCCACCACGGGTTAGTAGAAGTTCCTATTCCAGCTTTGTGTTTCTCTAAATCTAATACCTTTGCCATATTACCACTCCAAATCTTTATTGAATTTTGCTTTTATTTGTTTTCCTTCTTCATCTTTAGACCAAAACATAACACCTAAAGTCTTTCTATCTTTGCCCTCTGATATTTCAGGCAATCCGTGCCACGAGTTTTCAGAACATTTGAATACATTTAATTGGTTAAATTTGTAAGGTATAGTTCCTTTTCTTTTCCCATCATTAACAACCAAATCAAAAGATGAATCATAATCTTCTGACAAACAAAGTATAGCACTAAATTCTCTTTTCCAATCTGTATGTATTCCGTGATGACTTGCATCAACATGCATTCCTAAGTAACCACCCTCACCATTTCTGTTAGGTGTAATCATCATACCACCACCATAGTGAGACATATCAGGAAAACATTTAGTATCGAATCCCATCATAAAATCAGGGTTACAATGTGTTGCTATATAATCTAATAAAAGTAATGCAGGTGGCGGTACATTTTCACGACCCAACTTAGAACAATATTGAATTTGTCCATCTTCTCCACCACCATATTGAACCCAATCTTTTACATCATCAAAGCTCTCAGCAGCTGCTCTTACCATCGCTTCTGATGGATGAAAATTTTCTATAGTCATCCACGGATATGGTGTATGAGAATGAGTTATACTTCCTCTCATTCTCCAATCATCTTCTTTTTTAATAGGTGTTTCAGCCATTCTTTATTCTCCTAAATTCTTCATAATCCTCTATGTAATCAGAAGGATCGTACAAAGTATTAGCTAATACTAATAATGTGGCATTTTGACCAACATATATTTGTTCATCCCATATCATCTCAGGTATGTATAATGCCTTCCAAGGTTGGTTTAACTGCCAAGTTCTTTCACCACCCATTCCATCATCACACCTAACATCAATAGCTCCATTTATAGATATTAAAAGTTGTTTAGTTTTATGATGACTATGCTTTCCTCTATCGTTTTGGTTGTGAACTCCGAATACATAAAACATTCTTTTAACCTCAAACGGAACATCTTTTTCAAATTCTATTGGAGCGAGCCTACCATCTGACTCATCAAAAAATTTTAGATTAAGTCTTTTTACATCATCAATTGTTGTCATTTATTCTCCGTTGTCCATTCCTCTCCAAAGTGTCCAACCGGCACTCTAAACTCATCTTTTGGATTATACTTCTCTGTTAGATAGTATAATAAAATTGAGCCTGGTTCTAATGCTTTATATCCGTGATATACTCCTGGTTTCATTTCAATAACTCTCGGATTCTTATCAGATAAATAAACAAATTCAGCACCATCTTCTTCCGTAGCCATTCCTACTTTGAAAGAACCCTTTATACAAGTCCAATAATCAGATTGTATATCGTGTTTGTGCCAAGCTACAATGTGTTCCGTACTATTTACATAGGACACATTTATCTGTCCATCTATAACTTCAAATACATCTAATAATCTTTGAGCTCTATCGTCTTCATTGTAATACATAAAATTCTCCTATGAAAATGACATTACTTGTGGTACGTGAGTTATAAACTGCCCACCATTATCTACAAATTCTCTTTCACCATTAGCTATAAAATCTTTGAAATTCCAAGCTCCTAAGAAAGCGTAGTCATAGTCGTTTAGATTTACAGACTCTCTATCAACTACAGGTATATGACTACCAGGCGCTAGTAAACCTTGTTTATCTGGTGTAGTATCAGTAATACAATCTATTAGAGAGCTATCAATACCACAATAGTTGAATACTGTTGTTGATTTGGATGTAGCACCAATGCTAATTACTTTCTTGCCATTATGTTTTAAATTAGACAACATTCTTTTAAGTTCATCTTTAGATGATTTAACTCTTTGTGCGAATGTTTCGTAAGTATCAAAGTTACCAATTCCAAATTCTTCTTCCTCTCTTAGATTCCTATACACATTCTCAGAGATTGTATTGTTAGATGGAATGTTTGGTTTTTTGGCATATATTCTGTTCGAACCACCGTGAACTGATAAGTTATCTACATCAAATATAATCAATCCATTCTTTCTTAAAATATTATCAAGTGCTGTGACTGAAAATACATGCGCGTGTTCATCATATATTTGGTCGTATGAACCTCTCTCTAACATTCTAAGCAAAGATGGGTCTTCAAATACAAACACTCCATCATCACTAAGTAAGTTAGCGACTGCTGAAAAACAATCATCTAAGTCTTGTATGTGGCATATACAGTTAGCAGAATATATTAAATCCATCTCACCATCAGACTCTTTTATTCTTTCAGATAAATCTGTATCCCAAAACTCTGTTCTTGTTTTGTATCCCATATCACCCGTAACCTTTGCAAAATTGTCACAAGGCTCTACACAAAGAGATTTCTCTTTTTCAAAGTTAGTTATAAAAGGCCCATCATTAGAACCTATCTCTAATATACTATTAGGTTTAAATCTTTCATCCAACATACTAGCGGTGTTTTTGAAGTGATTTACCATAGGTACTGACAAAGAAGTGGTGTACTTATAGTCATCGTTGAACATTAATTCTGGCTTTACAAACTCTTTCATAGAAACTAACTTAGTCTCTTCGTCAAACACAACTTTTAAATCAAAAAAGAACTCATCATTTATTTCATCCTTTTTAATAAAATTGTTAGCGATAGGTTGTTTACCTAAATCTAAAAACTCTCTCTTCATTTAATTAACTCCTTATTTGTAAACAATAAATCTTTTTGAACTACAGTCTCTCCATCGTAATGTTCTCCAATACTCATTTTTTCTACGAATCCAATTTCATTCATATAATTAATAGTTTCTTCAGCAGTAGGTGCGCCCTCGTTATATTCTATCAAAGATATTTCTAACACAACAGCTGAAGCCTTTCTTATTAATTCTCTACCACCTTTTAATATATCTAATTCAGAACCTTGTGTATCTATTTTAATTAGTTCAAACACAGCGTCATCTTCAAAAATATTATCTAATTTTTGTAAAGTAATTTTATTTTCTTGAACAAGTTGTGGTATATCCCAATAGTTAGCTTCTTTGTAGTATGAGTTACCCTCTGTATGTGGTTTATCACTTCGAGTATAAAAAGTCACTTCTCTTTCTTCATCTCCCAAAGCAGCAATAAGATAGTTACCGCCATTCATCATAGACAATCTATCCAATGCACTTTCGTGAAGTGGATTGGCTTCTATCATAAATATAGCAGAATCAGGCCATACTCCTTTAGCCCAATTATGAAATTGTCCTGTGTGAGCTCCTATATCTAAAATAGCATTTGGTTGTATTCCCATATCATTTACTTCATACAACCTCATTATTTGTCCATCTCTATAAGCCATATTAAACCTTTTTAATTAGTAAACCATAATCTCTAAAGTATAAATAGTCTATATTTGTTCTTAAAAAACAATTTATTGCGTGTTCGGGAGTTTCTACAATAGGTTCTCTATCATTGAAGCTAGTATTCAAAACTATCGGAACATTTGTTTTCTCATAGAACTTACTTATAAAACTATGATACCATTCGTTGTCATTTTTGTCCACACTTTGTAATCTAGCGGTATCATCGTTGTGAGTTACTGCAGGAACAATCTCTGATTTACCTTCTTTGAATGGTAAAGCCACACTCATATATGGACTGTCAGCATCGTGTTTAAACCAATTACCAACCTCTTCTCTCAGTATGGATGGAGCAAATGGTCTAAACCATTGTCTATGTTTTACTTTATCATTTATAATCTCTTTCATATTTTTACTTCGAGGGTCTGCTAATATACTTCTATTTCCTAAAGCTCTTCTACCAGACTCAGAACCGCCACCATAAACTGATATTACATTGTCATCTTTACAAAGCAATTCTACTACAGCATCATCATCGGTTTCTACTACTGACACTTTTTCTTTACTAATCTCTAAAGCCGATTCAACTTCTTCTTTACTGTAAACTCTACCTAAGTATGGTGTCCTATTTTGAAAAACATCATTAGATATTTTAGGATTATCTAATATATGATGCCATACATATCTACATCCACCTAATGTCAAGCCCGCGTCATATGGTATTGGATCACAAAATATATTAACATCATCATACCAATCAAACATCTTACCAACCATAACACAATTTAGACTAACTCCACCTGATAAGCATATGTTCTTTGGTTTGTATTTATCAATGTATTTTTTGAATAATCTTTTACAAACCATTTCTGTTTCTTTTTGTAATGCAGCTGCTATATCAAATCTATTTTGTTCTGATTCATTAGCTTCTTTGATTAAGAATCCCATATCAATTGGTTCGTTTGCACCATCGCCCATATTAGAAAAGTATTTTATGTATTTTTTGTAGTCACCCCAAGCTGCCATACCCATAACAGTTCCTTCTTCACCCCTTTTTACAGCATTTCTATTTAATCCAAATATATGGTATGTACAATGATCCCAATACCAACCAATGTTCAATGTTTTAACATCAATTACTTCTATTGGCTCTATCTTATTTCCTTTACCCAACCAAAATGTAGTCGCTGTAATCCTAGCATCTGAATTAGGATTACTATCTAAGTCACCCCAATTATTTTCTCTACCATCTTTGTAGTCTACTCCACCGCCATCTATTGTTATTATAAGAGCATCATCAAATGGACTTGTATAAAAGGCATTAGCTGCGTGAGCTTGATGGTGATTAGTTATGAATAGTTTAGCTGACGGAACTTTTGAATTAAAAGTCTTCTCTGTATATTCATAGTATTGTTTGAACTTACCAGTTCTGTTTGTAACGATGTAATCAAAGTCTCTGTCTTTTTCTACATCCAAAAACAATTGCAGAGAATCTCCTTTACACCCTTTTTGTCTGTTAAACCTTTCTAATTCATTATGTGTAGTAGGTACACCATCTTCTAATATAGCGTAAGCTGAATCGTGTCCACCATGCAATCCTAATATTTTCATTCTTCTACTCCTTGTAAGTAATATAAATCTTCTACTCCTTCACAAACTAATTTTATATTTCCCCAAGCACCACCTTTGTTAGCCCACGGTTTGTGTATACCAAATGGAGCTTTCATATCTAATGGTGAAATATAACCATTGTCTATACCGAAAGTAATTACATCTCTTGTTGTTGGTTTAGTGACATATTCAGAAAAGAAGTAGTCCTCTGAATATGGTTTTCCTGCTGCTAAGTAATCATCAAAGTGATTTTTTACTAAGTCTAACATAGCTTGTTTGTTTCTAACAGACAATGCCCCATTCATTGGCAAAACTTGAGGACCTTTATATGGTTCTGAATAATCACCACCAGGCTTCAATGTTGGATATAAATCATCTAATGGTTCGTACAACTGATTTCCCCAATAACCACCGATGTAATCGTAATTTTCAAACTGACTTATTTTGTATTCTGAATTTGGACAAAGCATAGTATCACATTCAAATTTAAGTAATATATCTCCGTCTATATTATCCCAAAATCCCTCAGTTCTAAGAAGATTACTCTCTCCTTCGTGAGTCATATTCTCAACACCTAAGTTATACAGAATAAATCTACCATTAGAATCTGCTTTTGATATTATCTCACTTTCGTCAACTATCTTTTTTATGTAATCAATATTTTTTGTTCCGTGATTTATCTGAACATCCCATTCTTCTGGCAAAATACTGATAAAGTTTTCTAAAACAAATTTAAGTGCTCTGTGTTTTCTCGGTTCTGATAAGAATGCTATTTTCTTCATAAGACTCCCTTTATATATTCCTCTAAGTTTTTAGTTGGTTTCCAACCAAGCTTCAGTTCAGCTTTAGAGTAGTCTGCTAAAGTAACATCGTACTCACCTCTACGAGCTGGTAGATATTTTTTTGGATAGTCTTTACCAAATAAATCAGCAACTTCATTTATAGAGTAATTTGTTCCAGTTCCCAATTCAAAAAACTCTGCTTTAAAATCACCACTAGCACATCTCACTAATCCATCTACTATGTCTTCCACGTGAGTGAAGTCTCTTCTCTGTTGTCCATCAGCAGTTATTGTTAGTGTTTCTCCATTTCTATATTGTCTTTCAAAGATACCAATTACTGTAGAATAGTCTCCGTCTTCTAATTGATGAGGACCGTACACATTGTAAAATCTACAAATAGATGTTTTTAAATCATACACATTACTATATAGTTTACACAATTCTTCTCCACTCCATTTAGACCAAGCGTATGGACTTTCATATAATCCGTGATGAAAAGAACTAGAGCCAGCGTAAACAACTGGTATATTTTTAACTCTTGCGTAATCTAGTATATTTAGTGTTGATATAAAATTGTTTTTTATATGTGGTAAAGGGTCTGTTAGTGATGGTTGTATTCTAGCCAAAGCTCCTATGTGAAATATAACATCTACATCATCAACGATAGTATCATAGTCTCTAACTTCAGATAGTTCTACATCGAAATACTGAACCCTTTTGTGTTCTACTTCGTTTGTAGTTTTACCAGTAGAATAGTTATCCAAACTAATAACCTTATGCCCATCTAATAATAACCTTTTTACTAAATTAGTGCCAACAAATCCAGCACCACCAGTGACTATAACTTTCATAACTTAACCCTCTATTGAATGAACTCTAGTTCTTTTATCTTTATCTCTAAATAAATAGTTTCTTAATTCTATTAATTCAAATTTTATTTTATTATTTTCTAAATGTCTTTGTACTATTTGTTCGTGACCTACATTACCTGGTTGAGTACAATAAGGCGCTGTAAAAATATCTGTCTTATGTGAATTAATAATCTCTTCCATCTTTGGATAAGCATCACAATAAACATCCATATTTTTACTTGAACCCACAGCAAACTGATCGTTGAATCCATATCTATGACTATTATCGTTTGGAGCATAGATAATAGAATTGTCAAAGCTATCTATGTTCAATTCATCTAACATACCAAAATCAGATCTAGTTCTTATTACCCAATCATATACAAAACCATTTTCAGATTCGTATTGTCTTTTCAGTTCATTACATTTGTATACACTGTATAAACTACTACATATTCCAAAAGTGTGTGAAAACTTCAACTTCCTATCGTCTAAAACTTTGGGAACTTTCAGTTGTATCTGTTCTTCTATTGCCATTTTCTTAACATCAAACGATTTGTAAAGATGTGATATCCAATCATTATCCATTGGTGAACTGACTTCATCTTTGCTACCATCGTATAGTATTTTTTTGAATGTCTCTTTATTCGAATCTTTATCCCACCATGCGTGCATAAAAACATCGAAATCAAATTTCATATTTTGTAATATATTTTCTATTCCCCTATCTATATTTCTAGGTTGTCCAGATATACATAATGCTACTTTCATTTAATTATCTCCTATGTATTCAAATGTATCGTTTACATCAATTCTTTCTATGAATTTATATCCCGTAGGTAATAATTTTAAATAATCATTACACTTAACAGGATTTCCAACAGCTTTCCCTTTTCTTAGTTTTCCAGCCGCACTACTGACCGCATCTTCCAAACTTAAATATGGTTTATATTTTTTAATAGTCATAGTGGATCCTCTTAACACATCTTCTTCCATTTCTTGTACATCTAAATGTATTATTTTAATAGGACAATTAATCTGTTTATCTTTAGACTTTGATGACATTAAATAATCAAGTTTGTAAAATTTTACAACTTCAATTCCTTCTGAATCTTCTGTGTTTTTTCTCCAAGACCACCCTCCTGAATTAGTACTACACATTCTCTCCTCATTCGCATCATACATATACTCACTATTTTCATTTCCTAATCCAGCACATATAACTTTTATATTATGTAAGTTGTTTATATCAGCAATTTTTTTTAAAAAATCACATTTATATTTTGAGGGATCTATTGCATATATAATTATATCATCACGTCCCATGTTTATTAATGCATGAGCTATAGGAACAGTTCCATCTCCTATATGAGCACCAGAATCTATAATACCATTATTTAAAGGTATGGATAAAGCTTTCTCTACAATATCCATTTTTATATTTACATCATATTCAAAATAATTTGGATTATTTCTCTTCATAAATTCAAGTTTCTGGCTAGGCCACTTTATTAACTTATTCTCATTTATTAAAGGATTTTTTATCTCTTCAATAGTATCAAAAGCTGTCTTATATTCTCTACGAAAATCCATACTATATCCTCCTGTAATTCAAATCCATCTTACAACCTCATCTGTACAAACGCCATAACAATTTAGATTCTTATCAATTTCTTTAGGTAAAACTGCTATAGAGTTCTTAGTCAAACCTTTTTCAGGATAAGTCCACAAGTAGCCTTTTGAAGTCAATGTAACATCATCTGTCTGGTGCCAAAAGCAATGAACTCCCTCTTTATTCATATCGTATAGAGCTTCTATATTTTTAGCGTGACACCACAATTTTTCATTCTTCAAAAACTTCATACTAACTTTGTATTGTGGTTCATCGTGACCTAAATAGTATTCATCTAAAACTTTCCACACATCAATTTCTACATCAAAACCTTGTGCTAAAGCCATGTCGATATGGTCTGGATGATTCTCCTCATCACATTTACCATTTAAGTTACCTCTATGTGAAATCAGAAACATACCGCTCTAAATCCTCAGGTGTTCCCAAACCCCACATCTTTTCTATTGGAAATACCTTTACTTTTCTTTTGTCCTCAATGGCTTCATTGTAAACAGGACAAACATAAAACTCATTATTTGTTCTAATGTCTTTATCAATCATTTGTTCAGCATACTTTACATAATCAGAACCTTTTCTCCAATAGTAAACACCTGCAGTTGCTACATCGGATATTGGTTTTTTCTCAGCTACTTCCGATACAAATCCGTCTTCACCTAATTTAGCAAAAGACCATTTAGGATGAGTAGCTTTAAAAGAAACTATGCCACCATCTACATCATCAGCAACCATAGAATACATAAACTCATTAGAATCCCAGTCTAAAAATTGGTCTGAATTTGCCATAACCAATGGTTCGTCATTGTCTATAAACTCTTTTGCTAGTAAAGTAGTACAAGCCGCACCTTCAGTAATACCATCTACCTGTACTATCTCACAATTATCATTAGTGATTAGGTTTAGTAAGTATTTTAGATTGTATTTCTCATAGTGTTCTTTCTGAACTATAAAGATGTGTTTAGCATCAATATTTAAATTTTCCACTACAACTTGAATCATAGGTTTACCATCAACCTCTATCAATGGTTTTGGAAAAGTGTAGCCAGCTTTTTCAAATCTAGAACCAGCACCAGCCATTGGTATTAAAACATTCATATTACCACCTTGCCATTTCGGTTTTATCTCTTCATTTTCATTAGCAGAGTCAATCACCTTTTTTATTTTTTCATACGAAACATCGTAACTATCTTCTACTGCACATAAGTAAGCGCCACTACTTAAAGCAGCCTTTCTACCAATGTGAGAGTCTTCAACTATAACAGTTTCATTTGGATTGACTTGTGAATCTATCATACATTTTAGATACATTTCTGAGTTTGGTTTTGCATTTCTAACATCTTGATTAGAGTAAAAGAAATCTATATATTCAAAAAATCCTCTTCTTATCAATTGTAATTTAGCAGTAGACCTAATAGAGTTTGTAGCACAAGCTATAATGTAACCATCTGATTTAATTTTTTTCAAAATAGATTGTATTCTTTTGTCCACACCCAAACCATCTATTATTTCCATCGTTGTCTCTTGCTTACTTTTCCAAACATTTTCGTGTTCGTTTATAGAAAGTCCTTTGTTCTTTGTCAATAGTCTCAGTTTCTTTGTGGTTGTTAAACCATCATATGTAGACAAATGTTCATCTCTGTCAATAACATACTTTTTATCAATCGAAAGCAACGCTTTATTTAGAGCTTCATAATGCAACTCTCTAGCGTCTACTAAAACTCCATCTAAATCAAATATAATTAACTTTATCATATTCTACTCTCCAAATAATGGTCTTGAACATTCACATGCCCTACATGCAATATGATTTCATTCCCACATCCTATATAACCACTACCAACACCCCACTGTTGTGGCATTGAGTAAGGATGTATACCTGTATTCCAACTAGCTCTGCTCATTTGAAGTGGAGCTCTTTTAGGATTCGTTTCCATCAGCCTACAAAACTCACTTAACCAAGCTCTACCTCTATTATCCTCTGTATCAAAACTGCACCACCACAAATCATAAGTTAATAAGTTTCCTCTACTTTCATCTTCATCTAAATAGTAGTCGCCGTCATTATTTCTAGTGTGTATACCATCAACTTTAACCATTTGTCTTTCATTAGTTGGAACACACACTCCAAACTTTTTGGTTATTGGTAAAATTGTTCTAACTTCATCAGACACAAACATTAAATCAGAGTCTACTGATATTGCAATATCTGCAGTTGATTCTAGTAAACCCTTAGCTTCATAGTAATCACAACAATGCCAACCCCAACGATGATTTGATTTTGAAAAAGGGCTTTTATCTACATCAATCACCCTCACCTCAACATCAGAATAATTCTTAGCTAACTCAGGCACATCGGTGTAAAGAACAAGCTTAGCTTCTGGAAAAAACTTTTTTACAGAAGAGTATGTTGGGTCTAATCTATATTCATCAGTAAAACTATCAGGTTGATTAGCGGTAGACCTTAACCCAAATTCAGAAAATATAAATTCTACATTCATTAGGTTCTTTCCTCAATTATCTTTTTTATTGTATTAGTAGTACTATAACTATGGTTTCTACTATTAAATATAATGTCAATCGGTAAATCATCACCTGTAAATGGTTTACCTTTATGGTCTGCTCCTAAAATTCTTACATCTATTCTATCCTTATTTGAATCTAAGTAGTTATAGAGCTCTTCTTCACCATCGTATAAAAAAGGTTCGTCTACATATCTGTTTGAATCAACCATCAAAAATCTTTCTTGTGGTGTCCAAATAGGATCGTCTTTATGTCTACCATCTGGTTGCTTTGTTTTCGTTTTATATTCATTGATAGCAACAATTAGGTAATCACAATATCTCTTACATTCTTTTAACATCAGAACATGACCTGGATGCATAATATCAAAATAACCGCTAGTAAATCCTACTATTTTTTTCATAAACTTTTACCATTCAAATATTTTTTGTATTTAGAAATACCTTTCTCCAAACTATAAATAGGTTTCCAATTATCCATAAACAATTTTTTATTTGCTTTTGTGTAAAACTGATAACCTTTTGGTGTTTTGTTTTCGTGCCAATACTCAAATGGTATATCCATCATCTCTAATACATCTTCAAAAGAGCGAGCTTCTCCACTACCAACCTCATATACACCTGGCATTACATTATTAAATAACGGATACAAAGTGGCATCAACAACATCATCTATGTAAACAAAATCTCTTTTTGGTTTACCACCAAACAATTTAAACTCACCCTTTAAATAAGCTTGATAAGCAACAGAAGCCATCTTATCTTTATGTTCTTCACCAGGCCCGTATACATTGAAGTATCTAAGAGCGTAAAAATCATTTACTCTTAGGCAACCATACTCTTCAGTAATATATTTAGACCAACCATAGATATTCGATGGCGTTCCACTTTCACCTGTGTTAGCTGCTGATGATGAGTATACAACTTTTTTGTCATATATCTGTGCTAAGTCAAATAGTTCTTTACTGAATATATAATTGTACTTCATCATTTCATTAGCGTCTTTCAACATAGTATCTGATATAGCACCTATGTGAAGTACAGCATCACAATCCTCAACACACTTTGATAATGTAGACTCCCAACCAATATGGTTCATATAATCTTTTTCTAATGAAGTTACTGTAGTAACACCTTCTGTAGACACAAGTTTTCTATAAACATTCTTTCCAATAAAACCTTCTGAGCCAGTTATTAATACTCTCATTTATATAACTCCTCATATATTCTTTTCATCCAATAATTTCTATCCCTATTCATAGGATTTTGAGGTATGGCATTAAATTGATAAATCCAACCTGAATTGTACAAATTGGTTAAATCATCTTCCCACCAGCATCTTTCATCAACATAGAATAAATTTTTTCTGTATAAATCCATTAAACTGAACTCTCTCGGTAGAAGATTCATATCAACATCAAACTCTTTTCTCATACAGTTCATTAATGTTATATCACTACCAGTAAGAAGTACATCATATGATTGTATTATCTTCTGTTTGTTTGTTTCGTAAAAATCAAAAACCTTATCAAAAAACTCTTTGTGTTTTTTGTTAACGATTACAAAGCCTGTCTGATAAAACTCAAATGATGGTATACAATATTCTTTATTAAAAAACATTTTAGAGTAACCATTTATAGCTCTATTTACCCACTCATAATCCCCATCAGTTAAAACAGTTGTGAATCTATCATCTGTTATTTCAAAAAAGTTTGGACAATCGGGATGTACTATTGAGTCTGCATCAACCACTAAAACTTTTTCATATTCTATTCCATTATGTTCTAATATATTTAAAACTTGCCACCTTTGCCAAGTTATTAACATTTCTGATTCTGGACAAAGTAAGTCTTCCATAATGTATATTTCACAATCATTCTTCTTACACCAACTTTTCCAAGATGCTATACCATAATCGTAACCACTATGTCTGTTAGCGTGTCCTATGCTAGAACCACGAGTTTGGTTTTCAGTTCTTTTGATGTAAGGTATAAAAACTATATTCTTCATTTTTTTCCCGTATGTTTTTCTAAATAAAAATATGGATTATCTCTACAATCATACTCCATATAATTAAATCTAAATTTATTTTTCCAAGCTACATAGTTGAAACTGAGTTGGTCTCTTTTACTTCCGTATCTTATTTCTTTCCACCAATCTTCCATAACTCTCACACAATCTTTTTGATTATGTTTTCTTAGAATAACACCACCAGTTATTAATCCATTGTTTTTTGGATACTGATTATCCATATATCTCTGCATCTGAGAAACTATTATGTTTGGATTGTCTTTATAATTTTTCATACCTCTTTCAGGAGTTATCTTCATATTCCTTTCACCGAACATCAAAATAGTTCCTGCTTCATCGTAGATACAATTTCTTTTATCATAGTCTGGTTGAGCATTGTGGTTATGAAAAGCTGCGTTAACATCTTTTAGATATGTATCTATCAATTCATTAATATCTCCTCTGATAATATAGTTACCATCTATGTAAATACTGATATCATATTGACTTAAATATCTATGTGGAAGTATTTTGTATCTTTTAGCACTCCTCATATTGTCTTCGTATAATCCCAAACTATTGGTTTCATTGAAAAATTTCCAATCCCAATCTGATGGTAATTTAGGTTCTATAACATTATCGTAGTTGCCAAACACAGATGTATAAACTACTTTTTTGTTCATAAGTATGTCTCTCCATCTATAAAGTTATGAGCTATAGGAAATTGTCTTTGTATCTCATAACAATCTGAATATCTAGCTACGATATGATTAGCACCACATTGATTGCTTATGTTTACTTTGGCTTTAGATTTTATGTAAAGTTGTATTCTCAAAGACATATGTTTCATATCTAAGGTTTTATTTACATTCACCAAACCAATCTCATCTAAATCTTTGTAAGACCAATAGAAATATGGCAAAGTATTTTCTCTAATAAAGTTTGAAAGTTTGTTGAAATCATTATCATAACTCTCTTTATCAAAATTGCCGTATTGAGTACCAAACCTATTTGATATCAGAAGACACCCAAACTCTTCCCCACCTACAAACTCATCAATAATTTTGTTACCAAAATCTATTTCTTCTTCTGACCAATAAATTTCTGGTTGACAATCTTTCATATCTTTTTCTTCAAACTGCCAAAACTTTAACATCTGCTTTATCAATGGTATATTTTTGTTATCTTTATCATAGATTCTGTAATGGTCGTGAAATACCTCACCATCATATGAATCAACAAAATCATCTACATAAGGATTATTCTGAAATATTTGATTAACAATATCTGTTTCTTCTCCAAACAGTTTACTAATTAATTTTTTTGTGGGAACATATACTTTACAATCAGAGTATTTTTCTTTTAGTAGTCTTGGCATAGATGAAATGATACCCCAATCACCAACACCAAAAGCAGTCCTCATAACCATAAACTTTTTACTGTCTAAATACTCATCAGGTATTCTCAAACCTTCAGAAGTTTCAAATCCTAATTCATTTACTTCTTCTACGTGATATAAAGTATTATCTAATATTCTGTAAAATATCATATCTTCCTTACATTCAACTCTTTACTGAAGTTTTGATTGTAAAATAGATTCTGTTGCTCCTGCTTTTGGATTGTTTTTGGATGATATAAACTTAACTCTTCATTAGGTGGTAGGTGAGCGTATGTTTTACAACCTGTAATGTATTCGTGTAGTGGTCTTGTCCACCTTATATTCTTATCGTTACGAAACACACGAGCTTGGTAATCAGGATAGTTTACCCATCTGTTCTCCGTAACTCTCCATCCCCATTTTCTTATATGATGCTCTTCCATACCCTCTATGGTATTTACTCTTGGAATCCATACCAAATCAACATCGTTCATTTCTAATATTTGTTTCAATTGTTGTAATAATATTTTGTTTGGGTACTCATCAGCATCTATATGAAAAATGTAATCACCACTACTCTTTTCTATAACTGAATTTTTTTGGTCTGAAAAGTTACCATCAAGTTTTCTATCATAGTGTATAACTCTACTATCTATAGAATATAACTCAATTACATCTCTTACCTTTTTATCATTTCCATCGACACAGATTACTACTTCATCCTCTTCATCTATGCTTACGAGAAGTTTACCCAACAATAACTCAAGCTCTTTGTGTTCATTGTGTACTGTAATTCCATAACTAATCTTCACCGACTAACTCCTTTACAAATGTTGGTGGCAATCGCAAGTCTTCCAAAAATACTTGACTTTTCTTAGCTTTTTTAAGACTATAAGTTCTATAGATATCGTGTCTCTTTATCAATCTTTTTAGTTTCTGATATATTTGTTTAGAACTACCATCTAATTCTACTCTGTATATCTTTTTGTTTTCGTCTACAACCTCTGTCTTTCCAGCCATTTCTAATAACTTTTTTAATTCTCTGTTAGTAGCTACATTAGATATCTCTAATTGTATTCCGTGTAACAACTTTTTTCTGTCTGGCTCTAATACCAATATAGTTCTACGAAGTCTTCTACCTTCTTTAGTCTCATATACAAAGGATATGATATCTCCTCTGTCTACTTTGCTCCAAGTATATGGAAGTTTAGCCATCTTCTTTTATTATTCCCATAGATTTACAAGCTTTCATAAATTCAAACTGACCAAACTTTTCAGAATTTTCTACATCCAATCTCTTTTCGTGTCCATCATACTTTTCTCTTTCTTCTTCGGGTATATCTACAACTTTAGCGTAGTGCCAATACCAATCATTGATAGTGCCATCAGGATATATTATACCCTTTTCTCCCATATTAATTACAGATGGAAACCACACAATTCCTCTTTCCTCATCCATCACTTTTAAGTCATTCATCAAAGCACTTTGATTCTTTGTATATTCTTCTAATTTTTCGCTGTCATATGAAAGGTAAGAGTTTGATGTCATTCCACAATCAAAACACATATAAGATTCAAATGGTTTATCATCTATCTCTGTTTGTTCTACAAAGCAATTATTTGAATTTAAATCACAAGGACATTTAGTTTTTGTTTCCATTAGTTCACCTTCTTCAATTTTGGTAGTTTTAAACTTACTGGTTGTGGTTGTTCAATCTTCGGTACATATTGTTCTAATATAGATTGAAACTTTTTTGTCATAGCATCCATAGAAAACTTTGATTTGTTAAAGTTAGCTAACTTTCTAGCTTTCTGATTATCTTTTTTCAAAGTCTTATACATTTTCTTCATAACTTTAGAAGCATATTGATAGTTTACAGAAAACCATTGAGCCCCTTCTACCATCATCTCTGGCGGAAAAGCTTTATCTGGAACTTTAGTCATAGCACCTGACAAAAGAGTAGAATATTGTTTTTCTAAAAAGTCAATATGTCCACTCCAATTAGAAGCAACTACTGGCTTTTCACTCATAGTAGCTTCTAATAGTGGTCTTCCATATCCTTCTCCGTGAGTGAAAGAAATATGCACTTTTACTTTACTATGATTGTAAAGTTCGTTCATCTGAACATCTGTTAAGTCTCCATGCAAAAAGTATACATTTGGTAATTTACCATTTACAGAAGCTTTTATAGATTCAATTTTTTCTTGAATATCATTTCTATCAATAACAGAAAAGGTAGCGCCACTTGTTTTCATAACCAAAGCTGGTGGATTTGAATAGTTCTTAAATGTCTCTAAGAATGTTTTAACCAACATACCTGTATCTTTTCTATCTTCCCCAAGATTACCTTGCAACCAATGACCAGTGTATAGAAAAGCAAATTTTTCTTTTATCTTACTCATTTCAGATTGTAACTCATCCGAAATTTCAGATGTTTTTTTATATATGTTGGTATCCACTCCCTCAAACAAAACTTCAATCGGTTTATTAACTCTAATATCTCCTGTTTTTTGTTTTGTTACCTCATCTATCTTTTCGAAAACAGTCTTACCCATAACTTCTTTTGTGAAGTTAGACGGAACTAAAATCAAATCCATTCTATTACAACCCTCTATCCAAGTAGCTGCACAAGCAGTTGTTTCTATACCAGCAGTAACACCTATGTTATATCTTCCTACCGCTGTAAACTCATTAGGAACACTTATCTGAATATGAACATCTGGTTGTCTTTCCATTCTAGGCTCTAACAATATTTTGTCTTTTATCATTCTATCTTCTGGATTGTTTTCATCTAAAGCGTTCATCGGGCAATTACCCCACTTTAATGAGTTTATTTTTATATCATATTTATCCATTTTGATTAAGCTTTTAACTAAATCTCTTGTGTGTGAACCATAACCGCTTCTGGTTGCAACAGGTCCTGTAACTAATAATAGTGGTTTCATTCTAACTCCTAAACTTCAAAAAGTTCAAATCTTTTTCTAGGTTTCCATTTATCAAAAGCATTGTCCATTTGAGAAATAAAATTATCGGACATAGCTTCAGCTGACATCATTATATCATCTCTCATAACAAACTCATTTCCTAACTTACCTCTTCTTTCTCTTTCTTCTGCTCCCATATCATACCATTGTTTTAAAGCATCAGCAAAGTCATCTGAACGAGGTCTATCATCGTAAATATATGGTGTTGGTATTGAACCTTGCAGACTTCTATTAGACGGCCATACTGGTATAGCCCATTCACCCCAAGTCAAATCATCATTGTCTTTCCACTTCTTATCATCATGTAATGATTCTATCCACTCATAATCTTTATATGTTAACTCTTTACCTTTGTATTTAAATCCACACTGGTCTTGTAATCCACCTGTAACATTTACTGATATTGGTGTACCACAATGAAGTGACTCACAAGTACCCAAACCAAATCCTTCATTGGATGCCATATTGATAGTAACATCAGCCATATTGTATATAAAAGATAGTTCTTTGTTAGGTAGTTTTTGTGATGAAAAAATTACATCGTAAGGACATAGTTCACTTACGAGAGCTGGTAAATCTGTACCATTCTCATCACGAGGTTGAGTGTGCATTATAAGAGCACATTTTTCAGATTCTTCTTTTGGTAACATATCACAGAATTGTTTGAATGCCATAACCACATCACCTGGTAATTTTCTTCTAATGTTTCTGTTATTCCAAAATACTATGAATTTGTAATCTTTATCTTTAGTTAGTAATCTTTTAAATTGTAAAAAGTCTCCATCCTTCTTATCTACAATTTTGAATTGATGGTGATTTATCCCATGCGGTAAATAAGTATTGTTCCAATCATTTCTCGGAGTTTTTCTACAAACCTTATCAACTATGTTGTGAGTTTGTTTTGAAATGTTCATAACCAAATCACAGCTTTCATAAAATGGTTCATTCCATCTCGGATACGGCAAGTCATCCCAAATATTGTAATAAAATATAGGCATAGTTCTTCTTATCTCGTGTTCCATCTGATACAACCATCCCCAAAATCTTGGGTCTGTGTAATGAAGTATAGCTGATACATTTTTTTCTATAGCTATAATCTGTTTTAGTATATCTGGATTACCATAACCACTAACAGGATATATTTTTAGGTAAGCATCTTCAACACCAGTTTCTTTACGAACTGAATCATTCATATCAACAATTTTACCTTCGTCTGGATGTTTTATAGCACCACCAATCTGCACCCATTCGTAGTGTTTTAGTGTACCCATAACAAATTCTCTAGACATAGTTCCTACACCTGAAGACATCCTTAAATCATCAGATAGTAGTAGAATCTTTCTTTTAGCCATTTAAAACCTCTTTGTCATTTACATATTGATTGAAGAAATATTTATCCAATACTTCCAACTTATCATCATACTCAGCAATAATTGCTAACTCTTTTTCTATCGTTTCCATAATATCAGGATGTTCAGCAACACCCACACCATTTCTCAAAAGATTGTTTACATTCACTTTATGTTTTTCAATGTGTGCTTTAAAGTGTAATCTGCTAGCATCTAATATTTCTTTTCTCATAACGCACTCCCACTTGGACTAAGATTGTTCCACTCCGTTATTTGTTTTCTATATTCTTCATTATGAACATACAAATCCATTGAGCGATTAACTAATTTTTGTAATGTAAAGCTATCATCCAAATTACTTATTTTAAATTTTTTGTATAGATTATCCAATAACTTTACAGATGTAAGTTTTAACATAACTTTTCCTCCGTATATACATATATAAGTATATAAGAGTTAGGTTATTATTACAAATTTTTTATTATTTTCTTTGGCTTCGTTTAAGGCACTTTCTGTACCTTTTGATTTTAGACTTTTTGGCATAAATGCAACCATTACATCACAATACTCAGCTATCTGTTTGTTTCTTTTGTGGTAATTATTTTTGTAGAAAGCTTTACCATATCTGTATCGTGGTAGTACACAATGTATATTGTGACTGTAATGAACAGGTGGAAACTCTGAATATTTTACATCGAACTCTAAAGCGTACTTCTTAGCATATCCATCAGCTCCCTCTTTTTGTCCACCGCTGACAATCTCTAACAACTCACCATACTTTTGTTTTAGTTTAAATACAAACTCTTGTATTTTTCTTTTGTTGGTGTATTGTCTGCTACCGACTATCGCTACTTTCATAATCATTCCTCTTTTGTTTTTTTGGTTTTTCTGATGTACAAAATTTAGCACACTTATGAAATTCTTCTAAACCTTCTAAAAGACTTTCCTCTTTACTATAAGTATATTGAAATCTAACTTGATTACCACTCATATCATATTTATTTGTTAAATCGAACCAAATAAAATCATTCGGTTTTAAGTAATCGCCCACTTTCATTGTTGTTTTAAAATGTAAATCAGATTCATACTTTAACATAAAATCTTTTAAATCTTTTGGCTTCAAAGCACCTTCTTCATACCACAAAATTAAATAAAATTTAATATTATCTTTATGAACAACATTTAACTTTTCTATAACATCTTTCTCAAAAGGTTTGTTTATAAAATGGGATAAGTTCATTCTTAGATTTACTTTCATTACTTCACTCCTGCGTCACAATATTCTGTCTGATTAAAATCACAAAACCTGCAATTCTTTTTAGATGCTTCTTTTCTATAAATATGTTCAGTATTATATTCTCCATCAGAAGTAAAGCATTCTGTCATAAACTCCGATAGTCTTTTTGTCACCTGATTAATTGATGGTGTACCATTTGCTGGTGTAAACTTTTGAACTCTCTTCTGAGGAAAGTCTAAGTTCTCATACAGCTTTCTCTTTACGATAAAATACTCCACCTCAATCTTATCCATTGGATGATTGAATTGTTTAGAGTAAAATTGTTTGTACAACAGCAGTTGGTCTGTCTTTATTTTATCAGCCTTTTGCCATTTGTTCCAACCCATAGTAGAAGTCTTTATATCATATATCTTTATTACATCCCTTACAGTATCTCTAATTACAACATCTATGTAACCGATAAACTTTACACCATTTGGTAAATCGTACTCTAATGGAACTTCGATACCAACCAACTCATATCCCTTCTTACTAAAGTATTGTGCTCTTTTCTTTTTTATAAAATCTAAGATGAGTAATCCGTGTTCGTAAAATTCTACCATATCTCTTTGAGTACAAAATTCTTCTCCACCATTCTTTACCATAGCTTCTTCGTAATTTCTTTTCATTCTTATTCTTAACATTTCTTCTAATGGTAGAGCTTCTGCAGCTTTAGCAGTATCTTCATACATAACAGTTAAGAAAGCTTGAATAACTTCGTGCATTGATGTCCCGAACAGAGTGTGTATACTCTCTTTAAACTCTCTTTTGTCGTCTATGTATGCAGTTTTCCATCTATGTGGACATTGAGCCCACATTGAATATTGACTATAACTTATCTTTTTCATTAATCAGCCCATTTTCCGTGCTTTAGTAGATGCCAGAATCTATGTAAAATAATCTGACAAAATAAGAAAAACAAATTATCAGATTCGTAAAAACCTTCTTCTACTTCAAGTTTGTATTTAGGTTTGTATTCTTTCATTATTTTGCCCACTTTCCTCTAGCTACGACCTGAGCCATAACTCCATAATTAGATATATCTGAATAACTATCCACCAAACCTTCACCTTTAAGAGAACCATTATCACCTCTCATCAGTATAGTTTTGATGCGTTCTACTTTATCATTTATCCTAAACCATATACCCATAAGAGATAATCTCTTCTCTTCTTCGTTTACTAACATCTGACCAACGGCTATATTTTGCGGGCCGTAGTCGTGTTGTTTATGTAGAAAGAGTTCGTATTGTTCTCTTTGTATTTTTTGAAACTCTGATGTCATTTCGGGATACTTATCTTCCATATAAGATATAACATCGATATCTTCTTTGGGTGTTCCTTTAGGTGTATCTTTTATAACCTTCATATATCACTCCAATTTACAGTTAAATATACACACTTTTATGTATACAAGTCAAGCTTTTTTATTTGTCTTTTAATTCTTTTGTTAAGATAGTAAACATAAATATGCTTTGGTTCTGTGTTCTTCCAAAATATATTTTCGTCACCAGCTTTATATCTACGATTAAGTTCTCTACCATATGGTCTATCTAATTGATTTAGAGAGCGACTGTGCATCTCTTTTCCATCCACCATCAAAACTCTACCCCTTGCAGTTTCTCCTAAGTATTCAAAGTTAGTAGCTTTGTATATTACACCTGTGTGTCCGTGGTGTTGGTCGGCAAAAGAAACTACAACTTCCATATCTGTATCTCTTTTCAACATTTTAAATGTCTGTCCTATGAAATAACTTTCTGTATTCTTAGGCGTATCATCTATACAAACTAATCTTCTAAGTTCTAAACACTTAGTTGGATTGATTGGATTGTATTTAGCAGCTGTTGCTGGCATTGATGGATAAGCATACATCATAGCCCCAATCATTTTAGGTAAACCAAAGTTACCTTCTGTGTATAAACCATAATGATATAAAGATTGTACACCATTTACATTATGTGAATAATGGTGCTTTTCAATAAATTTTACAATAGACTTTCTACTAACTTGTTCTACTGTAAAGTCCGTTACGCTCATAATCCAATCTTACGGCACTCATCCTCTGTTTTACCATACTTCATTAGTATGTCTGTCAATTCTGATTGTCCACCAGCTGACAACTCAAACATATCTACAGCATCACCAGCTTCTCTAATACTACATTGTAGATGTTTAGATACTATTTCATAAACCCATTTAGGATACTTCATTTTTTTATCTCCTTTAATATATTTCAACCATTGTTTTTTCTTTGGCAATATATCAATGTAAACTTTGTACAACTCTCTTGGTTGAAGTGGATACTTTTGAACTTCATTTACAAAATCAATCCACTCAGGTTTCATAGATAAGAATCTATTTATCATATAATTAGACCAAGACTTTTTATCATCATCTGAAATTTCATCCCAATAATTAGGATGTTGCTGACTAGTTACAGCATTTACGTGGTCGAATAAACTTTTCTTTTTAATTTTCGCCATCTATTTCTGACATCATTTTGTTAGGAACTTTACCACAATTGCCACAACTAAATACTTGAATAGGAATTATACCCTCTTTACCATTTGGAGAAACTAATGGGGATAATCTTCTAAGAAAAAAGGATTGTATGAAAGAAGCATTTCCACAGTCCTCACAGGTTATTGTTTCTGTATCAGCTATGTTTACATTCACATTAGCACTTGGTTGTTTGCCTGGCACAGGCTTTACTGGTTTCATACTCATTTAATATCCTCCGAATTTATTATTGAAACTCCACTTTTCTTTACAACTGCTGTAGCAGCTTTTAAAGCATATTCTATAGCTCTATCTATTTTATTTGTTTTTAGGTATTCTGTAACTAAAGCAGCCATAAAGGTATCTCCAGCGCCCGATACATCTCCACCAGTAACATTTTCTGTTGTGTAATGTTTATTATTGAATCTACAACCTCTACCACCTAAAGTAACTATAGTCTTTGTATCGTACCAACTAGTACTACCGAAGTTCCTTAATTGTTTCCACTCAATTTCATTTATTTTTATATATGAGCATTCGCTCATATAGTGTTCAATCTGCTTTTTAGTATCTATAAAGACATTTGTGTTGTTCTGACAAAGGTATGCGATATCATCTTCTTCTAAAAAACCTTTGTTGTAATCTGCAATTATCAAAGCATCAAACTCAAATCCATCGTAGTTATTGTTTCTTACACTGTATAGTATATCTTTTTCAACTCTATCACAACTATCATTATCATCAACTCTTAAAAGCAATTGATTAGAGCGTTCATCAACATATCTTGTTTTAGTTATGATATTTTCATTAGTAATCCACTTTACTTCGTTTCCTAAAGATTGTAAATTAGTTACCACATTCATAGCCATTCCGTTGTTACCCTTTTCCCAATCTTTTTTTAACACTGGTACAGGTCCTTCAGGACATATTCTATCTACAGCGCCGTAAATAAACACATCTCTACAACTATCCCCTATAACTACTACTCTCACTTTATTATTCCTAATAACTCTATCATCATAGCCATAACATTTATTTCTTTGTCTACAACCTGTGCGTCTGATAACTGATATTTAGCAATAGTCAATATACAATCTGCTACATGACCTTTACCATAATCATCAACTTCATCATATAACAATCTGAATACATCAGCGAAGTCCGATATCTGATTATCACCTAACATTTTTCTTATGGTTACGAAAGCATCTTTCTTACTCTGTGTCTTCAATACATTTACAACTTGCGTAGAAAAAACATTCACATTTAAATCAACTGCTACTAAGTTGTTTTGGTCTATCGATAGTTTACCATCAACCACCTGTCTTTGAGCAAAGTTTATCACTCTACGAATATCTGGATAACCACCATTGACTAATGTAGCTACATCATCTACTTCAGATTCAACACTTTCTTTCTTTAGTATATCACTAAGATGTACAGCAACTTCTTTTCGAGATGGTGGAACTATCTGAAATGGTTGGCAACGACTTTGTATAGGATCGATAATCCTCTCTACATAATTACAAGTTAAAATAAATCGAGTGTGTTTAGAGAAAGTCTCCATAAGATTACGAAGAGCCGCTTGTGCATTTGGTGTGATGTAATCACACTCATCTAATATAACAACTTTCATATCTTTGAATCCGATAGTGGAAGCGAATCCTCTAACCTTATTACGAACAACATCAACACTATTTTCATCTGAAGCGTTAATGTATAGATAATCACACTCTATATTGTTAACGAGTAGTTTAGCGAGAGTGGTCTTACCTGTACCAGCCCTTCCATATAGTAAAAGGTGTGGTAAGTCTCCACTCTCTAAATACACCTTAACCTTACTTTTTAGATGTTCATTTCCAATGTAAGATTCAAGTGAATTAGGGCGGTACTTTTCAACCCAAAGGGTATTTTTTATTTCTTCCATTTTTCGTTATCAACCTCTATTTTTCTTATTTCTATATCGTGTTTGTAATTTTTAGGATACTTCATTTCAGGATGTTTCATAACACTACGAAACTTTCTGTTCTCTTTTTTATTACCGAGAAAATAAATGTATCTATGTTTACTAGCCTCTTTCTTCAACCAAAAATCGTGTCCGATAGACTTAACCATCTTCTTTGGGTCAGCTGAACCAAAGCGAGAGTAAACAGTTCGACTATGTATCCATTCCCCACCCTCTTCTAATCTTAGAGAGTAGGTTGGTGCTAACTGAAAGTCTCCACAACCTTGATATATCCAGTTAGTAGCCTGATAGATAGCACCATCATGCGATTGTTCGGGATCAGCATAAGATATCAAAACCTTTATATTTGGTGCATTTTCTTTCAACCATTTGAAAGTCAATCCCAATGCCAAAGACTCAATGTTTTTTCCATATCCATCGTGGATGAAGAGTCTCGTAAGCTCTAATATGTTTCTGTTCTCTAATATTTCTTCAGAGAATATAGAACCGAGAACTCTTCTTCCAACTGGAAAACCATAACAAGCTACACCTACTAGCTTTTCTTCTGGTTCAGAAAAAAACTTATGTTCATTATCTGTTTGATAAAATATACCAATCGGATAACGACACGAAGATAATCTTCCGCTATAATGATTTTTCTCTATTATATCTTTAGCCAATGGTTTATGTATTGGTCTAACAGATACTCTAGATTTATCTACATACTTTTCTTCCATTACACATCTTGTTCAGCAACTAAGTAATATGTAGCGTCATACTCATCAACTTTAAAATTGATTCTAGCGAGACCATCTGAACTTACTTCTAATGTAGCGCCCTCACATTCTTTATTAGCAACTAACACATCTCTGAAAAGATTAGCGTTGAAAGAAACATGCTCAATCTTATCGTAAGATTCTGTCTCTACAGGAAGAGTGACACGATTAGTGTTTATCTCAGCATAACCAATCACAACCTTTACACCATCATCATCAGTTATTACTGTAAAGTTATCTGTATCTGCAAGAGCACTTTTACCTGCTATAAACTTTTGCATAAATGATTTATCAACTTTAATCTTAACTTCAAAATCTGGAATAGATTTTAGATTAGGTGGAGAACTAATAACAGATAAATCTGAAAGCATATAGTTAACATCAGAATTACTATCTGATATTTTTAGAGATACTGCTTTATCTCCAGCTTTTGTAAGATTCATACTTATATTCTCTGATAGAACTGAAAGTAACTTTACAAGCTGTTCTGTATTGTAAACACCTAAGTCAGCTGCATCAAACTTCCAACCTGTCATAGTCAATTCTCCAAGTAGATTCTTATCACCAGTTATAAAACGAGTTGAAAGATTCTCTCCATCACTCTTTAATACAACCGATGAACAATTTCCGCTAAGATAATACTTATCTATAAAACGGCTCAATGAGTGTTTGTTCATTTTTACTCCTTATTATGTAGTTTGTGATATATAAATATATATCAGTTTTTATTGTTAAAATCAAAAAAATCTTTCCATTGATGTCTTTTTATTTACAGGCTCATTCCATTTCAATGTGTCGTAGAACATCATTATTTTTTTCTCTAACATCTGAGCGTACATCTTTTTATAATCTATATTCTTCTTTATGAAATCTATTATCTGTGGTGGGTCCTCATAACCTTTGTAACCACAAGACTCTAGTCCTAATTCATTTTGTCTTAGGTAAACCCATTTAATCTTTTCTGAGTTGCTTATCTTTTCGTATTTTTTACCAACTCCAAAGTGTCTAAGCAAATCATTGTAAGTTATAGCAGCTTTTATATGAGCTGGTGCACCTTTAGCAAACTTTGTAAACTTACCCGCTTTACCATCTGAGTATTTCTTTAGGTTGTTAATGCCAGTTGGCATAGCTATTCTATCAAAATCTACTAATTTCATAGACTCTTTAAAATTTATTATTCTTTCGTCTATCTTTTCTTTTGGTACTGTAGCCAATATATCTTCTAACACATTTTTCAATAACTCACCCATAGCTTTTGGAAAGTTACTACGAACCAAATCCAAACCTTTAACATGCAGTTTGTTTACCTTTACTCCATTGTCATTGATAATCTTCATACCATATCGTTTCTTTACAATGAACAAACCTGACTTAGCTATCAATTCCTGCTTTATTTCAAATCTATGTTTATCCAAATTCAGAAACTTCTTACCAAAGTAATCGTAAGACTTATTTAAAAATCCCTGCATTTCATCAGCTACATCCAATATCCTCTTACTCATCATAGTCTCACTATCATAATCCATATTAGGAAATCTCTTTTTCACTATAGGAAGAGCTGAATAGAATACCGAATCGGTATCGATGTAAATACAATAGTCTTTTGTATCACCCAATTCTTTATTGTAAAAGTGATTACCAATCTTTTTAGTAAACTTAATTAGTTCTTGACCTGTAAGTGTGGTAGCCTCAGCATTATCTAAGTCATAAAATCGAAATACTGGCAAACCTAACACACCATATAAAGAATTTAAAACCACTTTCTGAATTAATTGTCGGCTTTTGAAATATGTATATTTTTCATTATCTCCAGCGTCACCGAACTTCTTCATCAACTTTCTATACTCCACACGAGTATCGAACCACTTTTCTAATAGGGCTGGAATCAATCCTTTCTTATCACTACGATATAATACACCATTAGAAGATACTGAAACTTTATTGTTATCAAAGAAATCTTTCAGTTCTGTTTCACTAAGTTTGCCCATCTCTTTTTCGCCTGCTATCAAAGTATAAGTCTTTTTGTCTCCTCTAATAAACTCCTCTGAATCCCAACCTATTATCTTACCCATTTTAGTTTCAGGTGACACATTCAAAGACATAATAACAGATGGATACATAGAGGTAATATCTAAATCAAATACCCAATCGTGCTTTCCTCTTTGTGGTGGTTGTACATAAGCACCAGCAAACTTTTCATCGTTATTCATATTTGGTTTAGTTGGTTTGTTTGGTGCGATAATACCTAAGTTTTTTAGGTATACTAATATAGCACCCTCTAAATAACGAGAAGAAAAGTAAACATCTTCATAAGGTACATGCCCTACGTGACAAACACCTCTAGCCATATCTATTAAATCTAATTTGTCGTGTAACCTTTTAACCAGTCTAACATCGTGTATATTATATTCTACAAATTTGTTTATGTTGTTCTCATATAAATCATTGAGAGTGCCGGTATACTCTACTTTCTTCTCACTAAGTTCGTGTTCGGCTACAGCGTCTAATCTGTAAGATGATAATTGTGTATAAGTAAATAGTTTGTATAATGCCAAATAGTCTAAACAACTAACACCAGCAAACATAAATCTTTTGCGATGTTTATTCCATTTGACTTCTCTTATAGGAGATATTAAATTAGCTATATCTGAACCAACTACCTTACAAGCTCTGTTGTAAAGGTAAGGCATATCAAATGTATCAGAGTTCCAACCAGTTATTATTGTTGGTTTCCAATCTAAATATTTTAAATAAAATCTTTGTAGTAAATCAAACTCATTATCAAAAGATTCGATAATCACATTATCTTTTGATTGTAGAGTAAGTTTCTTTTTATCATCTAACACTAAACAATAGTATTCATCTTCCTCTGAATTGTGGATAGCTATAGCAGTTATCTTATCATTAGCATCTTCTGGATATGGGAATCCATCTGTAACCTCAACCTCAATATCAATTGTCATAATACGATGACCAGTTGACATCTCTTCTGAATCAGTATATTGGTCTACTAATATACGAGTTTCGGGAGGAACATCTGATTCAAATAAGTTTGGCATATCAGGTTCAAATCGATAAACCTTTCTAAGTTTATCTCCATATAAAGATATATGTGTTCCAGCTCTGTCTTTTACATAAGCATATTTTTTGTAAGGAAGAGTATAGTAACCATTCTCATCATCCCATATATGAAACAACTGCTTTTTATTATCGAAGTAAACATTTTGATACATTTAGATTATAAAATCCCCATTTTCAACACTGTAAGTTAAGAAGAATAACAATTAAAGTCAAGCTTTTTTTTTGGAAAAAATGGGGGGAAATTTTCCCCCCAAATTCACCTTTTAGAAATTGACAGATAGTCCTAAGTTGAAACTTCTTGGTGTACCCAAAAAGACTTCAGCGTTATGAGCAGCGTGAACTTTGTCACCATACCCATTGTATTGACTATTGTCTACTGCATCTTGAACATAAACATTATCAAGAGCATTAAATATATGACCACTAAGTGTCATATCTAAACCAGCGATTTCTGGTAGTTTGTAAGATAGATGTAAGTCTAACTTACCATAAGATGGAGATTTCCAAACTTGTGCTCTGTCAGCATCACCATCAA